GAATACAAAGCGAAGGTTGAATCATTATCTGACCTTGCTGTTGACTTTGCAGAAAGTCAGTTGTTTGAATTGATTAAGGGAGCGCACCGCGAGGTGTCAACACCAGATGGTGAAGTAATTCGCATTCAAGACGCACCCAACACAAGCGCAACAATTTTCTATTTGAAAACACGAGGAAAGAAAAGAGGATACGTTGAGCGAAATGAAATTGCAGGTGTCGCTGACGCACCTGTTCAAATCATCATCAATGACAAATTATAACAACCAATTCGACAAATTACCGAATGAGTACAGCAACATTGACATTTGACCTCAACGACGGAGACGATCGTTTAGAGTTTGAGCGTATGACGAAGGCTATTGATATGGCTATGGTGTTGTGGGAAATAGATATGAACGGATACAGGAAGTTCACCAAATACAACGACCGACAAGACGATGCCTATCAAGAAGGCATTGAAGAAGTATTTGAATACATTCGTGAGTTACTGCAAAAACGTCAAATAAATGTTGAACAATTGATTGTATGAACGAAGCGTTAGACTGGATGTTTCAAGAATTGTGGAACACACCAAAAGACAAATGGGAATGGAACGCTATCTTGAAACAAGCAAAAGAGATAGTGGAAAATAATCTACAAAAAGAGCGTTTTAGTGGAAAATAAACAACAGTCAGAAGATACATTTACAAAACAATAGAAAAAGTCAATATATGCCTATACCAACACCAACCCAATCAGAGCCAAAAGACGAGTTTCTCGTTCGTTGTATGAGCGACGATAAAATGGTTTCTGAATATCCAGATACTAACCAACGCTTTGCTGTTTGCATCGCAACATACAAAGAGAACAAATGAATTACCTTGATAAAATAAGACGCAACCTAAACGCGCAGGAACGTATCTCTTTCGACTTTGACGGAACGCTATCTACTCCACAAGGCAAATCACTTGCTAAACGTTTCATATCGAAAGGGTATATGGTGTACATCGTAACAGCACGAACTCCTCGTTTGAGCAAAGCGGTTTACGAGGTGGCGGATGAATTGGGAATATCACACAACCGAGTGAAGTTGACCGGCAGCAACAGCGCAAAGATTGACTTTATTGTGAGCAACCGCATACGCAAACATTACGATAACAATCCCGATGTGGTACAAGAATTGAAAGATAAAGGAATTGAGGCAACACTTGTAAATTACGAAAAATGAGCGACAACAAATTAAACTTCTTAAAGTCACAGATAGGAGCGTTTCATCCAGATTGGACGAAAGAGCAGATTGAAATGGAAGCAATACGCATATACAACGAAGCGAACACGATTGACGACGACGACGAAGGTTGTCTTTATTGCGGATCTTAAAATAATACAATGAGCATAAGAGTTTCAATCCCTGCCGACTACGAGAGCATTTCGCTGAAGCAGTACAAAGAGTTTAAAACAGCAAAGTCAGACGCTGACAAGTTGGTTGCTATTTCCAACCTGTCAAAAGAAGACGTGCAGAAGATACCAATGCAACACGTTCCAACGTTACTCGCTGCCTTCGACGACACGTTGTTGAATGAATCAGCAAAGTTTTTTGAGACTATAACGGTGAAAGATACTGACTTCGGGTTTATTCCTAACCTGTATGAAATCTCTTTGGGCGAATACGCGGATATTTCAACGTGGGCTGCTAACGTTGAAGAAAACATAGTGAAGATTATGTCTGTGCTTTATCGTCCTATCGTGAAGCGTGTGGGTTCGAAGTATTTAATCGAAGAATACAATAGCACTAAAAGAGCAATGAGTGAGGAGTTAGTCGAGCAAATGACGCTGGAACAATTTAATGGCGCAATGCTTTTTTTTTCGACTTTGCTCAACGAACTAAACAACACTTCGCTCGATTATTTGGAGACGGAAGTCAAGAAGTTGACGGAGGAGTTGACGGCGCAATTGAAGACAGAGACAACCTAAACCAAGTATTAGGTCGCTATGGTTGGTATCATCTTTTTATGGAAGCGTGCGGTCGTGACATAACAAAATTAGACGCAATTACGGAAAAATCCGCGTGGAGTATATTTACTTATATGACTTACTTAATAGACTACAATTATGTCGAACGTACAAAGCTACAACGCGCTTATCGATAGGTTCAAAGCCTTCGCTGCTGGACATTTTATTTTAAAGAGATTCTCTCACGGACAGATTGAGGTGTCAGACCTTGAGAAGTTTGGTGAATATCCCTTTATGCACGTCATTCCTTCCAACGTGACTTATTCGCAAGGAATGAAGACGTTTAGTTTTCAAATTGTCCTTGCTGACTTACCACGCGACAAAGAAGACAAGAGTGAATATCAGCGCGAAGTTCTTTCCGACCTTCAACGCATTGCAGAAGATTTAATTGCTGAGATTACCAACCACCGCGTTTTGTTCGGTGACTTAATCACGGTTCAAAACGTTTCGTTAGAGCCATTCCTTGAGGAGTTTCAACACACATTGACAGGTTGGACGGTTAGTTTAGACCTTCTCGTTCCTTACTATTGGGATGCGTGTTCTATTCCTGCTGAATGGAACGATTTTTTCGAATCTTCAACAGATGGCACAGGATCAATTTTAACGTTCATTGATTCAATTACACGCGACGAAAACGGAAATGTTTCTTTAGTGAACGACGAAGCAGAACCTGCTCCGAACTACTATTACGGAACGAACGAAGAAGGGGTGCGTGGTTGGTATTTGTTGACTGACGAAGTCGGTCTTACTTGCGTAACGCTTCCAACGTGTCAAACGATTATCGATATTGAAGCAGCCATTGATTTGTTGCAACAGGATGTTATTGACTTAAATGCAGATATTGCATTAAAGGCAAACACAGCAGACATCAGCGCGGTTGGTTTCTCAAATGATTACGACGATCTCGACAACAAACCAACCATTCCAACTTCACTACCACCAAATGGAGCGGCAGGTGGTGACTTGCAAGGTACTTATCCTAATCCAACGGTGCATCGCGTTCACGGCATTGACTTGCAAAGTGGAACTCCAACAGCTGACGATGTTTGGGTTTACGGTGGTTCACCTGCTAAGTGGCAACATCAACACTTAAACGCATCGCAAGTTGATAATGATTCAAGCGTAACAGGTACAACAACTAAACTTGCTCTTGAGCATTTAGATAGCACCAAAGTTCCAACAACGCGAACGCTCACGATCAACGGAACAACGCAAGACTTAAGCGCGAACAGAACGTTTAATGTAGGCACAGTTACAAGCGTAGCAGCGTTGACGTTAGGCACAACAGGAACAGACTTAAGCAGCACGGTTGCAAATGGAACAACCACTCCTGTAATAACGCTAAATGTACCAACAGCAAGTGCAACGAATAGGGGTGCTTTGAGTTCTGCAGATTGGAGTACGTTCAACGGCAAATTCACGCTACCTTCTTTGACGAGCGGAAGTGTATTATTTAGCAATGGGACAACGATAGCGCAGAATAACGCAAACTTCTTTTGGGATAATACTAACAATAGGTTTGGGATTGGTACAAATGCGCCTGCTACAACATTACAAATAGCAGGAACTACTACAACACAAAATATACTTGTTCAAACAGGTGCAACTTATGATATAGGAGTTTCTGCAACAAGATTTAGAGATGGTTGGTTTAGCAGAAATGTTCAATGTGGTTCAGTTTGGACAGCTAATATAGCAATTGCTTCAACTAACTTAACATTTTATAACAACTCGGTTGCTGTTCTTGGTACTTTATTTGGCACAGGTAATTTACTTCTTTCAACAGGAACACAAACAGACGCAGGTTTTAGATTGGATGTGCAAGGTCAAGCGAGAGTGACAGGTAATTCATATTTGGCGGCAACTTATGTAAATGTAGTAACTGCTCAAACAAGTGCAATTCTACAAGCTGATTCTATAAGTCGTGGCTTCTTACCTCCGCGAATGACAACAACACAAAAGAACGCTATTGCTTCACCTGCTACAGGTCTTGTTGTTTACGATACTACTTTGGGTAAACTATGCGTTAGAACAGCTTCAGCTTGGGAAACAATAACTTCAGTATAATAAACAAACAATATAAACAATGGCTAAAATTCAACCAATCACTTTTCCTCTCAACGCAGGAACAGCAACAGAGATGAGTGTTCTCATTCTCAACTTCGAAACAAGCGCAACAACTTGCACTACCTACTACGAATTAAAAACAGAGGCAACTGAAGAAGTGCCTTCAAAGGTTTTGAGCAATGGTAACTATACGCTGACTGAAGAAGAATTCGCAGCGTGGGGTGAGGATAACACGTGGGTAGAGCAATGCGTGGCTAACGCGATAGGAGTAACAATTTTATCTTTCTAATATGAACTTAACAGAGGAACATTTGAAGCAGTTAGATGCTTTCATTCAAGAGATGCCTGTCAAATTTGGCTTGCCATTGATCCAATTCTTCAACAAGATAAAAGAGGAACAAGAGAAACAAGATGCCTAACGAACAGAGCGCACCAAACTTTTTCGCTGTCGTGAACGATATGGCAAAACGCTTTGTCGAGTTGATGCAGTCCGACTATCGTATGAAGCGAAAGGTAGGACGCAACTTCACTAATGCGGTGGCAAGTGGTACGCTTGAAAAGTCTTTGAAATACAGACTTCAAATCAAAGGGCAAAATATCAATGTTCAAGTTTACGCAAAAGGTAAGGCGAACAAATACTTTCTCTTTCGTGAAGACGGTGTGAATGGAACGCAGAAATCGCAAGGTGCGCCTTATTCGTTCAAGCGTGGTTCTGGAAGCAAACCTGCGAAAGGTCAAATGTCACCAATGCAGAAAGCAATTTACGATTGGATGTCAATTAAAGGTATTCGCCTTCGTAACAAAAGTGGTAAGTTCAAGAAGACGACGGAACAACTGAAAATGGAAGTGGCTAAACTCATAATGTTCAAAGTTCGTCGTGACGGAATCAAGGGTTGGAAAGCATTTGACTACGCATACGAAAACATTTGGGACGAATACGAAGCGAAGATAGTCGAAGCATACGGAAAGGACTTTTCAGCAACAATAGAGAATCAAATAAAAGACATATAAAATGGCAATTACAATAAACGATCAACCATATCATTATACACCCATTGGACAGCGACTAATGCTAGTTGCTTCTTCAACGCATTCTGGCAACGCAGGATTTCGTTATGTGTTTGACTTTGGTTCGTTCCAAATAAACGTACAACCTAACGCAGCAGGAAAGGGAGTGTTAGACCTTGCGCCTATCTTTCGTGAATCATTACAACACGATGCAGGAGCAGCGAATGAAGGAATCAATGTTGAATATACCAGCGTTGCAAATATCTCTTGCACAATCAAAGAAGGGTGGTTGGTCGATGGAGTATTCACGGTAAGCGGTAGCGGAATGGCTGACATTGACGACGTGTACGCATTTCTTGCTGAATATCAAGTGAGCGACGGATACAAACCAAATCCAAATGTACGTTATGCTTTAAGCGGAACAAATAAATATCTATTGAGCGAAAGAACAAATGACACGCACAAGTGGATTGAATCAACTTCACGCGGTCTTTCAAACGATTGGGTGTACATACCTACGCGATTGGCTGACTTTGGGCAGTTGTATTCAATCACAAATAACGCTGTGTTTACAGATAATGATGCAGATTCTTTAATTGTCTCTTTATACGACGAAACAGACACGCTAATTGATAGTAATTACTACACACTACCAACGGACAACAACGCAGTTGCTCGTGTGGGTGCTTATCCTTCAAATCTAATAACAGATGGTTATGACTTCACGAATGTTAAATACTACACTATTCAAGCAGGTGATGTCAGCACGTTTCCTGTTTACTCGCCTAAGTCACGCGTGTATTGTTTCTATCTTGTTCCTGACGATTGTCGCTTTGACAATGTGCGTCTGGGTTGGACGAACACTTGCGGTGGTGTTGATTACTTTAACTTCACAAAGAAGTCTGAACTATCTTACAACTACGATCGTAAGCAATATCAAAAAGTGGTAGGTAGTTACAACGCTTCATCATTTGCATTCAATACTTGGGATAGAGGAACAACTGACCGTTATGTGACTACAACAAAAGGACTGCAAATAAACAGCGATTGGGTTAGCGTTGGAGAGTTCAACTTGTTGCAAACGCTTTGTCGTTCAAACGACGTGTTTATAATCGGTGACGACGGAACAATGACACCTGTTCTTGTTGATGCTCAGAATTTTGTTATCAAGGACGAAAGATATTCTAAACTTTACAACGTTACTTTGAACTTGAAATATTCTCAACCTGTTGGCTTATGATGAACGAAGTAATACTAACGCTTACCGATAGCAACGGAAACAGCGCGATTCTCGACCTTTACGAGAATGAAAAGATGCACTTGAACTATAAGTTCACCGACATAACCGACTTCGCTTCTGTAGGCAATTACTCGCAGGAGTTTCGCGTTCCAGCATCAAAGACAAATACTGATTTCTTCGGTGCTATCTTCAACGTAAACTTCGACGGATGGTTTGACTTTCGAAAGAAGGTTGACGCGGTGTTGACCGTGAACACTATTCCAATTGCAAGTGGACACATACAGGTTAAAAAATTGTATTGGCAGTCGGGTAAGTTGTTCGAATTTGAGATTGTGTTCTTTGGTGAAGTACCAAACCTTGCAAGATTACTGAATGAAAAGAAACTTAAAGATATTGAGAGCATTGTCGCTGGTGATTTGGATTACGATTTACTTCACGAATATGTTGAGACACAACCTAACGAACACACTATTTTAACGCTGTGCGACAAGTTTAATTTAACGACATACAACACGGAAGGACAACCTATTTACTCGCCTTCTGATACGACATTTGAAAACTATAAACCTCTGTACGTTGGACACTTAACACCTGCGGTGAAGGCTCAATACTTGTTCGATGAAATAATGAACGATGCAGGATTGCAGTATTCAAGTGATTATCTTGGAGATATACTAGAAAACGTTTACGTTCCTTTCGTGAATGGGCAGTATTTGAACAGCGCGTTAGGATTAAATGACAACGCTTCAAATCTTGCGTTGGCTTCGGATATTAACGGATTAACATTCGCACCTTCAAATAACATTTACAATTTATATTCTTCATTTACTGAATACGAAGACGCTGGAAATAATTGGTCGAGTGGTGTATTCACTGTTCCTTATACAGCACAATACACATTCAGACTTGCGGCAAATGGTCGTGTGAACACTTTGAACGGACAAGACTTCGGAAACTATCCTGTTCGAATTATGGTTTATGTGAATGATGTTTTCACTTATGAATACGAATTACTTCAAACAAGTTATTTGTTCTATTTGAACTCAACGCAAACCTACGCTTTCAATGGCGGTGATACTGTGAAATTCAAGTTGCAAATTTTACCGCAAGATTCAACCGCAGCGACATTCACTTGGGACGTTGATTTGTTGGGTTCTGGTGGTGTGAATCAATTCGGTTGTGGTGTTGAACTTATTAGCGTTGGAACAAATCTAACAGGAGACGCGGTTGTAATGGAGTATAACGCTCCAGATATGAAGCAAATAGATTTCATCACGTCGATTCAAAAGATGTTCAACCTCGTTTTCGTTGCAGATAAGACGCTTCCAAATACGCTTCGTATTGAACCAATGGTTGAGTACATAGCAAGTGGAAATACGCTCGATTGGTCGCACAAATTAGACTTATCGAAAGACATTACTTACTATCCAACAACAGACCTACAAAAAGCGAAATTCACGTTCACATACGCGGAAGATTCAGACTACTTCAATTCATTGTATAAAGACAATGGTCGCGTGTACGGACGATATGAAGTAACAGAGAACGATTTCGAAGTAATTAACGAGTTCGCAACAGGCGAAGAAAAGGTTGAGTTAGCTTTTGCATCTACACCTTCCGCACCTGTGGAAAATACAGATGTCGTTGTTCCTCGTTTTATCAATGCAGAAGGAACTTTCGTTCAACCAAAACCACGCATACTTTACTATTTTGCTGATTTCTTTGTCAATATGTACGATGAGGTTTCGGATAGCGTTGTTGTTACAGCGGTCAAGTGTTTGAATAACTACTCAACGATGAACGCAACGGTTACGGATAGCGACTTAAACTTCGCTCCCGAAATACCACCTCATACAATCATTGCAAACCCTTACAACAACTTATACAATCGTTGGTGGAGAAATTACTATCGAGAACTTTACGACGGACAAGCGCGTATATTAGAGGGAATGTTTGCACTAACATTGAACGACATCTTCACGTTTCAATTTAGCGACAAGATTTGGATAATCGATTCTTGGTGGAGAGTGTTAGACATTGAAGGGTACGTGGTAGGAGAACAAAATGTAACCAAAGTGAAACTCATTCGCGTGTTAGACATCGACAACGACTGCGATATTGTACCTGTTTCGGCTAACCTCGACCAAAGTCTTAATTGGGAAACACCAGAAGGCGATCCTGCAACCGTCTCACAAGATTGTTGTCTGCGTTTTGGCTACAATTGGAACAGCACGAAGAACAATTGCTACTCCACACCAAACAACGGAACGCGTTCTTTCATCACAGCACAAGCACCAACGTTAGCACCAACGCGATTCGGTGCGCCTGTCACATTCAACGCTGGAGTGTCACAACCTGTTAAGACGATAACGACAGACTACGTTGTAACGAATTACGACCGCGTTTTGATTGCGGACGAAAGCGCAGGTGATGTAACAATTTATTTACCTTCTGCGACAACTACAATAGGACGCGAAACGATTATACAAAACAAGACAGGAACGAACGACGTAATCATTACACCATACACAGGTGAATATATCAATGGAAGCCTTTCGTTGGTTTTAACAACAGCACGACAAACAGTAACACTTATTTCCGATGGAACAGACTTCACGACTACAACTTCAAAATAAATCTGACGCAATGATTGCGTGTTTGGAGTTCTTGAAACTAAATATCAAGACTGAAACAGAGTTCGGAAAAATGGCTAACGGAAAGCGTAAGTTAAAATTATGGAAGCACTACGCTTGGAAAGTTATTCGAATTTCCGTAAACGTCGCGTTTTGGATATTTATACTTTATAAACTACTATTCTAATGGCTACAACGAAGGAGTTCAATATATCGAGTAATGCGGTAACGGTCTTAAACCAAACCGCTGACGCAGCAGAAAACACCGCGAAAGGATTCACATCTGCGAAGGCTGAACTTCGTGCGCTCCAGCAACAATTGTTGTCAATGGATCAATCGAGCGAGGAGTTCAAGAAAGCATCGGAACGCGCCGCTGAATTAAAAGACAATATCGGAGACCTTTCCGCTGAGATTAGTGCCAACGCAGGTAATGCTTTCGAAGGTCTTTCGAATAACGTCGGCTTGTTCGGTAGTCGTTTAATGGACTTGGACTTGAAAGGTGCAGGACAGGCGTTAGGAGGTATGGCTGTTGCTGTGCGTAAAATTGATTTTAAGACGCTTAAAGATGAAATAGGTGGATTGATTCAAGGACTTGGTAAGTTAGCAAAGGCGGTACTCGCAAACCCTTATTTAATGTTAGCCGCTGCGGTTGCTTTAATCGTTGCAAACTTCGATACAATCATTAAGCAATTTCCTGCAATCGAAAAAGGATTGACAGGAATCAATGAACAAGAGCGCGAGTTATTAGAACTTCAAACAAAGAGAGCAGAACAAGCCAAAAAGAATTACGACAATATCTCTGCAACAGAAAATACTTTAAGGCTTCAAGGCAAGACGGAAAAAGAAATTCGTGATATGAAAATAGCTGCAATACAAGCAGCCATTCAAGAAGCGAAAGTTCGTTTAGAAACACAAAGAGGTCAAGAAAAAGCGCAGATAGAAACAGCGCAAAGAAATAGAGAAATTTTAGAAGGTTTTATTAAATGGATTAACGCTCCGTTGTATTTATTACTTTCAACAGTTGATAAGATTGCAGGTTGGGTTGGGCAAACAACAAATTTGGCTGAGGGTTTAACTACTCTTGCAGCTGATTTATTAATTGATCCAAAGCAACAGCAAGAAGACTTACAAAAGTCTTTTGAAGAACAAGAGAATACCATTCGAGATATGGAAAACTCTCTTGCTGGGTTTCGCTTAGAGCAACAAAAAGCAGATAAAGAAGCAGCTGAAAAAGCAAGAAAAGAAGCAGAAGAAGCACAGAAAAAAGCAGATGAAGCAGAATTAGAACGTCGAAAGAAGTTGAACGAGGAATTGAATGCTGAAGATGAGAAAATGGCATCTATTGACTACGACGATTTAAAGGCAAGAGAAAAGAAAAAAGCAGATGCAAAACTTCTTGCTGAAATGCAATCTCACGCAAATTTAACAGCATTAAAATCTGAACATACAAAAGAAGAACTTGCAGAACTTCAAAAAGCAGAAGAAGCAAAAGCACAACTTCGCGTTGATGCAATGAAGACTTCTTTGTCTATTATTAGCGACTTAGCTGAAGCATTTGCAGGAGATAGTGAAAGACAACAAAGGAAAGCGTTTCAAATTCAAAAAGGAGTAAGCATTGCAACAGCTACAATAGATACTTATTTAGCAGCGCAGGGAGCGTATCGTTCGCAAATGGCTATCAGTACACCAGATGCACCTGTTCGCGCAGCAGTAGCAGCAGGAATTGCAATTGCTCAAGGTCTTGCGCGTGTGGCTGTAATTAGCAAACAACAATTCAATGGTAGTGGCGGAACAAGCGGAGCAAATAGTTCAAGCGGTAACGTTCCACAAGCAAGCGGAACAACCGCTCCTTCACCTGCCAACTTCGCGTTCTTGCAGAACCAACCCAACCAACAACAACCACCGCTTCAAGCGTACGTCGTGAGCGGTCAAGTGTCAAGCAATTTAGAGGCTCAACAACTTATTCAAAATCAATCTCGCTTAGGCGGTTAAAAAATAAACAATATGAAAAAAATTAAAGTAATCGAATACGGAATAGACGACGCAGGACTTCTCGGAGTGTACGCAATTAGCGTTGTAGAACAACCTGCAATCGGTGTGGACTTCGTAGCGTTAAGCGAACAACACAATGTAAAGTTCAAAGAAGATTTCAGAGGTCTGTTGTATGGTGCGTTATTGATTCCCGACCAACTTATTTACAGACGCAACGACGAGACGAACGAGGAATACTATGTGAAGTATTCGAAAGACACCATTCGTGCAATTGCTTACAACTACTTAAAACAAGCAAACCAAAACAACGCAACAGTTGAACACGCAAAAGTTGTTGATGGAGTGAGTCTTGTTGAGACGTGGATTATCGAAGGAGAAAACGACAAGTCGAAGAACTTTGGGTTTGACCTTCCAGAAGGTACTTGGTTCGGTTGTATGAAAGTGGAGAATGAAGAAGTTAAAAAGCAGATACAAAACAAAGAGGTTCTTGGTTTCTCAATCGAAGGAAACTTCATTGCAGAAAAAGAAATGTATTTAAGCGAGCAACAACCAACCTTAATTGAAGAATTAGAGCAGTTGCTAACGTTAGCCACGCAAGAAGAAATTGAAGTGCGTTACGACGACTATATGAGCGCGGTGAATATGACCTATTCAGAACTAAAAGCGTGGAGCGAAACGGAATGTTCAACGTTGGCTTCGTTGGATCGTTCACCTATTGAAAGAAATCTTGAATTGCTTCAAACAAACAAAGCGGATTGGACGGAGAAACATTTCGAAGATGCAGGAAAGACAATTGCCTTCATCAATCGTATGCGCGAAAACACCGCAGGTGATATTTTAGAAGACAGCAATGGGAACGTTTGCGGAAGTAAGCGTACAATTAGCCTTATGAATTGGGCATATAATCCGAACAAGTAATGAACATAGAAGCAGGGGGGTTCTTAAAGGTCGAATTGTACAACGACGATGCAACCCTGTTTCTCAATGCTCTCACGAAGATAACGAATGAGGGCGGAAAAATGGGGTTTAAGACGTATGGACTGAGCGAAGATGAATTGAAAGTATTGAACGCGATTTTGGACACTTTGGGATAAAAAAAACGGTGGGAAATCACGCCCACCGTCTAAACCAAAAATCAAAAATTGAACTAAAAAAATCAATTATGAAACAAATCTACACCTTTTTATATTATAGGATGAAACAAACAATTAACAGAATTATGAATTTACGAGAAAAAGTAAACGCTCTATTCGCAAAACACAATGTTAGCCTATCAGCCGAAGAGGTTGTTGAGGTGAAGCAAATGGTTGAAGCGATTTTAGAGGACGGAACAAGTATCTACACAGACAGCGACACTTGGGCAGCTGGTGTTCGTGTATTCGGCAAAGACGCAGATGGCAACGAAGTTGTTATTGCAGATGGAGAATACAAGACAGCAGAAGGTCTTATCGTTGTTGTTAGCGGTGGTCTTGTTGAGGAAATCAAACCAATGGAAGAAGAAGCACCAGAGGTTGAAGTAGTAATCGAAGAAGAACAAGCTTCTGAGGTTGTTGCTGAGGAATCACTAAACGCAGAGGTTGAAGGACTTCTTTCGTTAGTTGCAAAACTTGAAAGCGAACTTTCTGAAATGAAGAAAGCAAACGCAGAACTTTCAAGCGAAGTGACAAAATTAAGCGCACAGCCTGCCGCGTCTTCTATCAAAGAAGTAAAGCAAGCAAAACAAACACCTTCAAAGCCTTATTCAAAAATGAGTGCTGAGGAGCGTTTCTTATTTAACCTTAAAAAATAAAAAATAATACAATTTAAAAAATGGCTACTACCACTTCATTAACTACCACTTATGCTGGTAAAGAAGCAGCAGGATATATCCGCGCTGCGTTTTTGAGTAACGAGTCTCTTGCAGCAGTTACTTTCAAAGAGAACATCGAATACAAACAAGTTGTTCGCAAATTAGTTGACGACATCACTTTCGCAAACGCGACTTGTGACTTCACTCCAACAGGAACAGTTACTTTAACTGAGCGTGTTTTGGTTCTTGAAAAATTCCAAGTTCACAGACAACTTTGTAAGAAAGATTTCTTGGCAGATTGGGAAGCAAAGTCTGAGCAAGACGGATTCCTTCACGCTTCATTAACTGACGCTTTAATTGCTAAC